AGGATAATTAACTACCCCTGCACCTGCACCGGGATTAAACACTATCTTGGATGTCCCAGCCGCTAGAGATGTAGACCCGTTTAACAGGGTAATCTCCTCACCAGCCGCGTTAGCGGCCTGAACCATATACCAGTTCTTGAGTCGAGTATTCTGATTATTAACCATAATCCTTATACCCGCTACCGCTCCAACTTTAATGTTGTTCGAATCCGAAGCACTGCCTTTGACTGAAGCTATGTATTTAAAGTACTTGGTACCGTCAACAGTGGCACTGCTAGGTCCTGTGATATCTTCACTAATAACACTGTTATCAACGCCAAGACCTGTTACTGTATAAGTAATAGCACTAGAGTTTCCGTCTGAGGTTATTGAAGGTATACGAGACAGTTCATTCAAAATGACATGCCCAGCATTATCTCCAACAGTCAAAGCATTGGTAGCCGAACTGCTGTAGATAAAATTAACTTCCGTCCAGAGACTGGTAGTATAAACAGAATTATTATTAGGCCCTGCAAGTGTCTCTTCAGTCACAATACCTGACCCGTTCTTACCTCTGATCGTTAAGTTAACAGCAGAATTGTTCTGAGCAGATGTCAGGGAAACTCTACGAGGCTGGTTTAACGAATAGTTAACACGCCTCTGCCCTTCGGTCTCTTCAGAATCAGCACCATTAATAGCTAGTTGCCCGGTCACACTCTGTGATGTACAGATACCGTCACCATCTCCAGCCGTAGCCCACCCTCCGTCAAGGTTCACATAGAACTCATTGTCTGTGTTAGCCTGAGAATCAGCTACAACATCATCGTCTGCGACAGGATTGCTCTTGCTTTCAGCGACAGCGGAGTAGGTGAAAGTGAATGATTTTAGATCGCTCTCACTCATATTACCCTCCTGTTACGTAACTATGTTAATGCCTTGTGCATATAAGACTGTAAAATAACCGTTTCCACTAGAAACACCGCCACCAGTATCTGTATACTGGAAGGTTACTCTAACATCGTCCGCCCCAACATCTGCCCAAATAAGTGCTCCACCAGCCTGAGTAGTAGGATAGTGTCGGCCTACTGCGGCGGCTAGGTCATAAGTATTTAAGAAGGCTGTGATCAATCCACCGGACTTTCCAATATCAAGCGTCTTAACGCCACCACCGTTAAATGTAACTTCCACGTCAATAACGATATCAATAATCTGAGAGTCAGCGGGGATAACAATGTTGGTAGTTGTAACGCCAGTGTCGGTATAAGCAAACGCCGAGGCTTGAGACATGACCACATGACCTGTGTTCTTTATGTCCGTACCGACGGTCGTTCCTGTTGTTGTGACAATAGGACCCGCGAGAATTGGTCCTGAGAAGGTTGTATTACCCATAGTAAGCTCCTTACAAAGCAGTTTTGACCTAGAGTCGTGTAAGCGTCTGCTGGACCAGTCGCTAGGTCTGTGGTGTTCCAGTTAATTTATTATAGCATCAAATGATAATTCTTACACCCCTAATGTTAAATTAAAGGGAGAGACAAGCTCTCCCCCTAATCTTTTACGAGCTACGCGCCTTCACACCCGAACATGCCGAGAGGATCAGATACTCCAAAGGAATATCTTTCACGAGCCTTATAGCGAACATTACCTGTGTCAAAATCTCCATCCATAGAAGTCTGGAGAGGAACACGAGTAAAATGTTTCATACCATTAGGAACATCAGTAGTAAGATACCAAGAGTCTGTGTCAGTGAGAAAATGGTTCACTGCATAGCCTTCTGGAATCGTACCGTTGTTTTTAATGGCGTTGATGTCGTTATCCGCCGTACCCGTGCGACCTTCCGAATCTAAGATCCGGGTAGCCACAAACATATTGTTCGGTGGGACAACTAGCTTACGTGGACGAGCCGCGATCAAAAGACCCTTCTCGTCTACCCAGCCAGTAATTTGAATAACCGCCGCTTCAAGACTGGTCTCATTGAGATCAGCTTGAGTTAGAGGTGTATTCGCATTAGTACCGCCAGCAACTGTTGGGTGAGCGATGTTAAACAAAGAAACACCATCGCCTGAGTCAAAGTTATCAGTGGTTGGAAGTCCTTGGTTAAGAGGATACGCCGCCTTCACCTGTTTGGTGTACGCCATAGCTCTTGCCAAAGCTTTCGTATAACGCGCTGAAAGCGAATCATACAAGTTATCTTCCATAGCTTCCTCTGTGATGGAAAAACCCATCGCAATGGTTTCGTTGTTGTAACGAACTGAGAAACTCTCACTAGCCGTATCGTAGGCAATAGCCGCACCCTCAGCTTTAACTGGGGCTTGACCAAAACCTGTCAACTTAACTTCTTCTTCGAAAGAGCGATCTGAGGTTTCTGTCTCATAGATCTCTTCATGCTCATTCTCATAAGTTTCATAGGTTAAGCCGAATAACGCATTAAGGCCGGGAAGAAGCTCCTTCAGCATCTGTGCTCTTGAAATAGCCATCTACTTAGCCTCCTATGCTAATGTTGACATGTCGTACTGATGCACACCGGGGTTCCAAGTAACTAGAACATCGGGGTATGTATCAGTATAGTTGTTATTTGGAGTTTCAAATAAACCAACTACACGAACAGCCAAGGTTGCTGTGGTAGCCGCGTCAGCGTCTACCGTCATTTTACTTTGCTTACTCAAGTCCAAAGTATTAACAGCAGTGATATTCGTCAGTGCAGAGTTCTTACCCTGATCTGTCGCTACCATTGTTGCATCTGCTTGGATCTTAAAGACCGCGCGAGGGTTGTCCCAAACATACACTTGTACGTCTGTATGACCAGACCCGGTCATTGCACTTGCACCCAGATTGTTACTGAATGTAAGGGCACCAGTGGAACCGTCAACATAACGGAAACCAGAGGCTATGCCTATGGGAGTGTTCGTAGCAGAAAACGTAGTCGTCGGGGTGCCAGTAATTGCGGCTGTAACACCAGCACTAAAATGAACAGGTTGCCCTGAAAATATAGCGTTAGTATTATTCGACCCTAGTGGATACATTGTTTGTCCACCAGTGTTATACCCTTGACCAAGTATTCCTACTTGTACCATCCCATAAGCGGCATTTGTTGAACCAGCCATGATTCAATCTCCTTCTTATGTGATGAGAAGAGCTATTGCCCTCCTCTGCCAAAATCTACCCTCGTCTTTCTCTCCGAATCTAGAAGAGGCATCCGAGGATCGTTCTCCCGCATATAGTTAGCATCAACTGCCGCCATCTGATCTTCAGCTATCTTACGATAGTAGTTTGATCTTTCGACAACTTTCTCCTCTGGCATTTTGCAAAGAAGAAGTCCGCCGACCTCAATGTTCCCGTCTGTTCCAAATCGAGACCCTACATCCGAAAGGATGCAAAGTTCGGGGTGGTCTTCAGCCCTACAGGGCGTCCATCCTCCTCGGAACTTCTTTGATACGTTGGTGTTATCAGCCACACCCATCATAGAACTTCTAATCCATCTAAACGTCCAACCGTCCTGCGGGGTCGGGTCGGGTAGTATAGAAGGCGGTGCCCAAGGGGCTTCTGCACGTGAAGCTTCAGACTCAACTTCACGAGTGTCGTGATCTCTTATTGTACGGTCATCCATGCGCCATCTCCTTTGCAACTTCTTTAGCATACTGTTCAGGCGTTACTCCCAGCTTCTTGGCGAGATCAATCTGGGTGCCCGTTAATTGTACTTTGCGTGGGGACTTACCGCCTCTTGTAGCGGGAGCAACCACGGACTTGCGAGGTTTTTCTGAACTTGCAGAATTACCCTCGAATTGATCAGGAAACACTGATCTCATTCTTTCGTCTATTGCAGTGTAGTATGCCTCAGGATCATTGGCAGGGTCAATCCCCTGTTTTCGAATCTTTGCATCTACACCGTAAGCAAATGAAGTCATCTCCTCGTCACCCTTTGGTCCGAACCAAGGATTATCTCGTAACCATTCGATAGTCTTTGGATCAAGAGGCTGTTGTTCTTGTTGCGCCATCGGAGCAGGTTGTGCTTGCTGGACGGGGGCCTCTTGAGGTGGAGGTCGTAAATCTTCTACGCTCTTTTTTTCGTACAGAGCCTCATTTACTTTGCGTTGCGCTTCAACGATACGATCTGTATCACCAGAATCGTACGCGTCTTTAAAATCTTTTTCAGCAGAATTAAGATCCGTGTCAGATTTAGATTGTGTTGCATTATAAAGAGCTTCATTGCCCCTCTGCAATAATTGTTTTAGCTGACGGTTCTCCGTAATAGTCCGCTGAGTATGGGCTAATGCCTCATTGCTTTGACGTTCTGCTTGCTCTTTAGCCCGCCTCTGCTCATGAAATTCATATTTAAGTTTTTTGATTCGTTTTTGAACACGATCAGAATACTGTTCGATCTCACCCTCATCATCCAACTCATCGTCTTCATCTGGAGAAGCTTCCACATCACGTTCAGCTACCCTGTCTTCTGGTGGGGTGTCGTCCACTACTTCTATTTCCACCTCGTCCGTATCTAGGACTTCAGCGTTTTCAATTTCTGTATCTGCGTTTGTCATGCTCTTGAATACCCCCTTGGGTCATCTACCACAGCCTCTACTGTATCGTCGTTTATGAGACGAAACTCCTGACCGTGTATTTTAATACGAGTTCCTTGGAAGGCTCTGAACAAAACAAAGTCTCCTTTTTTGCACCAAGGACCAGATGGAAATCTTTCTTTGTTCTGGTAAGCATCAGGGCCTACCTTAGTAACAAATCCGACAACGCTAGAGACGCGCTCTTCGTCTATTAGCTTATCCGGTTTTAAAATTCCACCGCTCGTTTTAGATTCTATCTCAGGGATTGTGATGAGCAACTTGTAACCAGAAGGTTCAGGAAGTTGCGCCGCCGTTTTATTTTCTTTTTCTTCTTTTAATTCAATGACTTGGTTAGCCATACTACTACCTTTCTGCACACCGTCTTCTTAGAGGAGCGGTGGTTTCCTCTGCGTTAACCCTCTTCTTCACCAATCTTGGCAACGTCAAGGAGTTCACGTTCTGCTATGCCTAACCCTTCGATCTTTCCTACGATCCTTTGGTATTCAGCAAAGTCCTTTGCTCCTCCTAATGAAACATGGTCAGCCGCGTCGTTCATTAGTTCTCGCAGTTTCTTCTGTACCAGAGCGGCTAAATCATGCCCCTCCATTATTTTTTCCAAGCCGCTTTTGCTTGAGCTAATGTCATGATCTCACCATCTTCTGTGACCATTGGCATTACCGATTGCTCTTTCTTGGGAGCCGCCTTTTTCTTTACCGGATCTTTTTTTACTTTAGACTGTTTCGCCATTACTCTTCCTTCCGCTTGTTCTCTAAGAGTTGTTTCGATATTTCGACACCAAGTCTGGCACCTTCCATCTTTTGTTTCTCAGTAAGCTCTACGCTTTTCGTTTCTGCTTCGATCAACTCTTCAGTAATCCTAGCGCCTATTTGCGCTCCCGTTATTCTTTCCTGAGAGTCTATACGTTCTCGTTCTCTCGCGTCAACCATTTCTGCCTTTTCTATTTCAGTTTGTGCGCGTAGCTGATCTGCGGCGACTTTGCGCTGGACCTCCATTTCTTTTATCTCAAGGTCTTTTTGTTGGGCCAGCATCACGGGATCTTGGGCCGCTTGCTGTGCTTGTTCCGCCGCCATTTCTTGTTGGTCTTTGCTTAGAAGTTTTTGAGCCGCCTGAGCCAATAAGACTGAAAGCTCTTTCTCTACATCACGAGGCAACGGCTCTCCTTCTGGGGGAAGCGGTGCACCCATTTGTTTTTCAATCTCATCTCGGTATAAGAAAGCCAAGTGTTCCCGTATGTGAGATTCTCCTGCTGACTGTATCGCCCCAGCCTTGGGTGACTTTGATACAAGCTGTTGTATACGCGGGTCCTCCATTGCTGACATATGAACCGTAATATGGGCCAGATGGTCTTGATAGGAGAACGCCTTAACTGGTTTCTCGTTAATTATGTTTTCATTTTCACTGACAGGGTCTCTTGGTTTTATGTCATCTTTCTTAGGTAAGATACGGTTAACATCCTGTAATCCCATCGTTTCCAACATTTGCCTGTGCAATTCTGGCAGATCATACATCTGGGGGGCTTGAGCCGCCAACTGTATAGCCGCCTGATACTGCATAACCCGCTGGGCCATTGTGGTTGCATTAGGATCAGACACCGGAATTATATCGATGCGTTTATTAAAGTCCTCTGCCCGGACACCGTCCTCCTCGTAGGCGTACTCCGCTGGCATGTAATCCTTGATCAGCACCGCAAGTATCTTAAATTCTTTTCTCATCGACGCATGGAGACGCGCCTGAACCGCAGACATGACTTTCATGCCTCGTTCGATAATGGCTAACGTGGTTCCGACAGGAGCCTCGTTATTCATATCCCCGATCTTCATGTCAGCCAGAGAAGCGAATCGTCTTGCTTCTTCTACCGTGTTCCCCAGCAACTGGTATAGAACCGCACTAGGTTCTTTATAGGGCATGAACGAAATGTTATCTTTTATTGCACCACTTGGAACGTCTACGTCCCTGAACTCTCCGGGCATGATGGGTGTATCGTCGCCTTTGATTCGCAGACCGCGTGACTTCAGTCCCGCTGGCAGGTTAGATAAAGTACCCGCATCTACAA